GGTTCCATTCCTGAAGGCTACACTGTTAACCACTTCTTGACCGACACAAACGGTTGGTTCTTGTTAACAGACGTACCTAACGGTTTGAAACACTTCGTTCGTACTCCACTGCAAAATAGCATGGATGGTGACTTTGATACCGGCAACGTCCGTTACAAAGCCCGCGAGCGTTATAGCTTCGGTGTATCAGATCCATTAGGCATCTTCGGAAGCCCGGGATCGTCGTAATCAGCTAGGCAAAACCCCACCCTAAAAAAGTGGGGTTTTTTGTTGCATAAACCCAAATATGTAGTATGATGTTAATAACTGGGTTAAACCACTTATACCAACTGCCCCAGCAGACGATGCAAACGATGGTATAAGGACTTTTGCATAAGGAATTATATTATGGGTATCGCCTCGCATTTAGGCCCATGGCTATTGGGCACCGTTAAAAACACCACCGGAACTACTGCTGGAACCTTACGTAACATGGGCGCTACTCTTGTTGCCCAATCTGTTGCTATTGTTTATACCGATATTACTGCTGGGACTTACGCATTTACACTACCAGCCGGTTCGCAAATCATAGATGCTACGTTTAATACCACTGTTGCTTATGCAACAACTACCCCTACATACGCTTTGTTTGTAAATGCTGTTGCCATTAATACAGCGGCTAACGGTAGCGTTTATACCAATACAGGTATAGTTAACTTGTTGCTAGGTAATAACAACGCAGCAGCCGCAGTATTGTGTAATAACGTAGGTACAGGCGATGCAATTATTACGTTTACTCAGGCTAATGTAACAGCTACTTCAGGTGCTGGTGTATTGACTATGCGGTATGTAGTTCGCCAATCAGACGGTACATACGTTCCAACAGCAACTTCAGCTTAATTAATCTAGGGGGCTTAGGCCCCCACTAACACTTTAGGAGATTAATTATGGGTATGCAAACTGACGTTAAATCAGCGCATCTTAGTGCCGCCGGTACTTTTTATGCAGGTAGAGCAAGGCTTAAAGGAATAATTATTTCTCCTAAAGCCAGCACAGCCGCCACGTTTGAAATACGCACTACAAGCGCTACAGGCGATATTATTTACACAATGGATATAGCGAGTCTTGGCACACCAAATACCACTTCTATACTGATCCCGGATCAAGGTATTTTAGCAACTGCCGGACTATATTTAACCTTAAGTGTTGGTTCCGTTACTGGTATAACGGTGTTTTATGGCTAAGTCTCCTGCATGGACTCGCAAAGAAGGCAAGAACCCCAAAGGCGGTTTAAACGCCAAAGGACGCGCTTCCTACAATGCAGCCAATCCGGGGAAGCCGGGATTAAAAGCTCCACAACCCGAAGGTGGCAGCCGCAAAACATCATTCTGTGCAAGGATGACCGGTATGAAGAAGAAGCTGACGAGTGCGAAGACGGCAAATGATCCGGATTCACGCATTAATAAATCTTTGCGTAAATGGAAGTGCTAACATGAAAAAAACTAAACGCTTTGCTGCTGGTGGTGGTAGTGGTTCAATGGTTCCAAGAGATTTGGCTGAAGAAGATAGTTCTCTTGATGTTAATTACGACAAATTAAAAGATTTAAAAGCAGTAACAGGTCTTGATAAAAAATTAAGCACTCGTGCGGGGCGGGAGTTAACCGATGAGCAACGGCAAAAAAATACTGAACGTATTGCAGATATTGGGCTTACTGCGGCTGCTTCTGGTGGGGCTGGCCCAACAATAGGTAAAGGAGCAAAAGCTGGTGCAAAAGCGCTTTATGACCATCTTATTCCAACCCCACAACCTAAAATAGACTGGACTCGCCACCCATTTAAGAATACTGAAAAAACAACTGGAAAAGGTAGAAATTCAATGAGTGGCGATGACTTTAGCAAGGTCAATTTCTTAAAAAAAGGCGGTTCCGTAGGTTCAGCTTCCAAACGTGCAGATGGTATCGCTCAACGTGGTAAAACCAAAGGTAGGATGTGCTAAATGGAAACCCACGACGTTAAAGTAATGGCTGATGGCGCTGCATTAACGGTAGGTTTAAGTAACATTATGCAGTGGTTACCGCCGGTTGTAACTTTTATAAGTAGTATTGTGGTATTACTTTATATGCTTGTTAGGCTTTGGGAAACCGAAACTGTTAGAAAACTATTTAGGAAAACGAAATGATACCTGATGATGAAAATGAAACCGTATACGCGGAAGATTTGCCTGAGGATTACGCAGACAAAGTGTATAGCAGTACTATGAACCGAAGGGAAACTCCGGCGGCATCAAAACCGGTTGAGCCAGTTAAATCCAAACCAGTTAAATCCAAACCAGCTTCTTTGTCTCGCACAAGTTTTAAAGGTGGCCAAAAAGGATACGACGAAGCAGGGCGTCCAGATTCTTTTAAGGGTGGTCAAAAAGGATATGATGAAGCGGGTCGCCCAGCTATTTTTAAAGGTGGTCAAAAAGGATACGACGAAGCAGGAGCTGAATACAAAAAAGGCGGTTCTGTATCTTCAGCCTCTAGTCGTGCAGATGGTATTGCTCAACGTGGTAAGACCCGCGGGAAAGTGTGCTAGTGCCTTCTACGTCTAAAAAGCAACATAATTTCATGGAAGCCGTTTCGCATAATCCGGCTTTCGCGAAAAAAGTAGGTGTTCCTCAGTCTGTAGGTAAAGACTTTTCTAAGGCCGATAAAGGCAAAACTTTCTCAAGAGGTGGCGATATGGCAATGGATCCAAAAATGATGGCTATGATGATGGCTAAGAAAAAAGCAGCTGGCGTTCGTCCCGGCATGGCTGAACCCGGTACACCCCCTATGATGAAAAAGGGCGGCAAGGTTAAGAAGATGGCTACCGGGGGATTTACCAAAGCTGCTGATGGCGTAGCTCAACGCGGCAAAACCAAAGCTACTCAGATTAGAATGAACCGCGGCGGCAAGGCTTGCTAAGATGATAGCCTCACGCGGTATGGGTGCTATTAGCCCATCAAAGATGCCCGGCGGGAAAAAGAAAGCTCGTCGGGATGATACTGACTTCACGCAGTATGCTGAAGGTGGCGAAGTAAATGCTGCTGGAAACTATACTAAACCCGGTCTTCGTAAAAAGATCGTGTCTCAGGTGAAGTCAGCAGCAACACATGGCACAGGCGCTGGAAAATGGTCAGCCCGTAAAGCACAGTTGGTAGCCAAGAAGTACAAAGCTGCTGGAGGTTCTTACCGTGATTGAATATATAAAACATATGTGCCAATGCGCCATTAAAGAAGGTGGGCCATGCACTTGCGGTACAGAAGAAGTTATTGAAGATTTGATTCTTGAAGAATCTGGTTTAACTGCTGAAGATTTTGAATGAAAGCTCCGCAACAGTCCCTAAAGGCTTGGGGTGACCAAAAGTGGCGTACTAAGTCTGGTAAGCCATCGAGTAAGACGGGAGAAAGGTATCTCCCGGAAGCGGCAATTAAAAGTCTTAGTTCTGCTGAGTATGCGGCAACAACTAAGGCAAAACGAGCAGGTAAAGCAGCGGGTAAACAGTTTGTAGCTCAACCCAAAAGTATTGCAAAGAAAACTGCGAGATATAGATAATGGCACTTTCAGGAACCACGGCGTTTAATCTAGACCTCACCGAGTTGGTAGAGGAAGCATTTGAACGTGCTGGTTCCGAGGTTCGTTCAGGTTACGAGCTTAAAACTGCAAGACGTTCACTAAATCTATTGTTTGCCGATTGGTCAAACCGTGGGTTAAATATGTGGACTTTTGAGCAAGGTAGTATCACATTAGTTGCGGGAACTGCAACCTATAATTTGCCGTCAGATACTGTGGATTTGCTAGAGCATGTAATACGCACGGGTGCTGGCAGTGCATCAACGCAAGCCGATCTCACCATAACACGTATTAGCGTGTCTACTTACGCCACAATACCTAACAAACTATCACAAGCTAGACCAATCCAAGTGTGGATTGAGCGTCTGCAAGAAACACCAAGAATTACTGTTTGGCCTGTACCAGATAACACGACTACGTACACCTTCGTTTACTGGAGATTACGTCGGATTGATGATGCTGGGGGTGGCCCAAATACAATGGATGTTCCATTTAGATTTATACCTTGCATGGTTGCTGGATTAGCTTATTATGTCGCTATGAAAGTACCGGGTGGTATGGATCGTCTACAAGTGCTTAAACAGCAGTATGATGAAGCATGGGATTTAGCTAGCTCTGAAGATCGTGAGAAGGCGGCAGTTCGTTTCGTTCCTCGGCAAATGTTTATTGGCGGTTCGTAATGGGTAATAGGTTTGCATCTGGTAAGATAGCGATTGCCGAGTGTGATCGTTGTGGTCAGCAGTTTAAACTTAAGAAACTGAAGACGGAGATTATCAAGCAGCGTAAGTACGAGTTATTAGTTTGTCCTGAGTGTTGGGATCCAGATCATCCGCAGTTGATGTTAGGTACGTTTCCAGTAGATGATCCACAGGCACTAAGGAATCCACGTAGAGATACGACGTATGTAACATCTGGTGTGAATGTAAATGGTAATCCGTCTGGTGGTTCTAGGGATATACAGTGGGGTTGGAGACCGGTTGGTGGGGCAAGTTCACTCGATGCACCGTTAACACCTAATTATTTAGTAGCTACTACAAGTGTTGGAACAGTAACAATTTCATAGGGGTAAATTATGGATAAGAAAGAAGATATGAAGACGGACAAAGCGCAAGACAAAGCTATGATCAAAAAAGCTTTTAAACAGCACGATGCCCAAGAACACAAAGGCGGTAAAGGTACTTCTTTGAAGTTGAAGAAGGGTGGCATTACTTCAATGGATGCTAAAAAGTATGGTCGTAACCTAGCTCGTGCGATGAACCAAAGGGGTAAATAATGGCTAAGAACAATTTACCGGCTTCAGCTTATGCCAAGCCACATACTATGTCAGGTAAGTCTGTAACCGTTGTAGAGAACCCCGGCAAGGA